TCTAGCGTCGTTCCATCGTCGCGTTCAGCTCCCTCCGTAAGAACAGGGCGCGGATTGTTGTGCAGGTAGAGGTTGTCGAGCATCTGCCGCGTCAACGTCGATGACACGCGCTGCAAATCCATGACCTGATCAGCAAGGCTCAAGCCATAGACCTTGTGCGGCATGGGGACAGGGCAAAGCAACGCGAACGGATGGTCGTCCGCAACCTCGTTATACAGGATAGTCGCACCGCTGCGGATAATCGCGCGCCGCTCGCTAATCCCGTCGCCGTCGTAATCCACTAACGGGAACTCGTGCAAAATCTGGATTGTCTCTTGTGACTTGTCGGTTTGCGAGGTCTGCCACTCTTCGTCACGGTAGCGGGCCTGCGAACGCGGATCGTCCTGAACGCCGTAGTTCCACGTCGGCAGCGTATCAACAACCTTCGCGTCAAAGCCCATGCCGATAAGGTCGCTGCGCGATACCTTCGCACGGTGCGCGATATACGGCGCTTCGTCTGCGTTGCGCGTCATCGGGCTAATCAGGAACTCTTCGGACGGGATGCACTCGATCCGAACGCAACCGTCCTCATACTCTTCGGTGAACGTCGCGTCGAAGCTATCCTCGTCCGGCGAGCGCGTAATCTCCAAGTCCTTAATCTCGCCAGCCTCTGCCTTGGCGATAATGTTCTCCACGTCGATCGCGCTGATGCCCTTGTGCAACGCCTTTTGCGGCCCGCTCTTGTCGTGCCACCAAATCTTGACCGTCGCCAGCTTCTCCAGCAGCGCGGCCTTGAACCAGTCGTGCAGGATGAGAAAGCCGTTGTTGTCGTTCTGGAAAATGAAATTGACGTATTCTGTCGCCTGGTCTGCGGCCTCTTCGTCCTCTGCCTTGCGCGGATTGAATACGACCGCATCATCCGCCGACACGAACGGCTTGAGCAGCGCGGCCAACGCATTGTCAACGACCTCGGCAACCACATGGTCAACCACCGATGACCGCCCCGGCCTCGGCGCGTCGTGTGATAGCCCGTAGTAGTAATCAATCGCGGCGGCTTGCTCGCTCGCAATCTCGCTTGTCCAATATGAAACGGCCATGCGCTCCTGCATACCAAGCAGCGCGGCAAGTTCGCTTTCGTCCATCGGGGTTTTCTTAGCCATTCAAGCCCCTAGCCATACGTGCAACGCGAACAAGGCGAAACATTCCGCCGCGACCATAGCTTAACGCGGTTAGCACGCCAAGCCTCGCTGTTATAAATATCATAAAGCGTTTGGTTTGTTAAGTCACCTATCACGTATTCGCCAGCGCCGTCCATGCAGCCGATTAGCAGCTCGCTCATGTCACCCAGTCCGTGTTGTATTTGAGCGCCGCAGCTTTCCGTGGCGGTTCGTAGACCACTGCCAATAGCCCGAAACTGTCAGCGCCATGGCTTGCCCAATCATGTTCTGGACCTAGCCCGATTTGGCGCGTTTCGTCCTTGCGTTCGTGATACCAGCCGAGCGCATCGCGCCCCGCTTCGGTTGATGCTTCATCGAACCAAATAGCAGGGAATATGCGCCGCGCGGCCTCGATGCGCGCACTGGCGGCACCCTTGCCTTGATTCGGAACCACCGTGACAGAATAGCCCGCCGCCCTGAGTGCGCTTTCATATGATACGTCATACACCTTGTCTTGTGTCGATCCGTCGTGCGGTAGCCATATTTGCGCGCGGTCTGGCGTGTATCCTTTTGAACGCATCCAATTGATGTGCGTCGCCAGAGGTTGACCGACTGCCTCGTAATAGTCGCGTACCCTAATTTCACGTCCGATAAACTGTGCAGGCCATATCGACACGGCATCTGCTCGCGCGCCCGTGCCTCCGATGTCGAAAAACAAACGGATGGTCATCAACGGATCAAACGACACAGCGCTGATGCGCCCGTCAGACTTCGCCGCCGTAAGCTCCTTGGCGTAATATGCCCCGCTTGCCGTGGTGACGTATCCGCCTTCCCATATATGTTCGTAATCGTCGGGCGTCATGCGCTGGCAATCTACCCGCTCTTGTTCAAGTTCTGACGTGAACCACGGATTGTCGCGCCAGTTCGCCTTGACCACCGTCGCCCCTGTCGGAATTTCCAGCCCGCGAAGCATAACATCGACCGCGTCTGATTTGCGGCGCGCGTTCCATGACCATAGCATTTGCGAACCCGGCGTTCGCATCGTCGGGCGTAGCAACCCAATTGACGACTTCATGGCGCTTTGAGCCTCTTCCCACCATGCGCGCTTAAAGCCTTCGAGCGACTTGACGCTTTCGGCTGTGTATTCGTTCATTCCCTTGAAAATCATCAGCCCATCGCCGGGGGTGCGGATGACATCGCGGTAAACCTTAAACCCGTCAGACTCGCCCAAGCCGAATGCCGCCAGCTTGCTTTCAATCAGCATCTTGGACGACTGCGCCAAATCCTTCTGCACTTCGCGGATGCAGATCGACCTCAACCCCTCGCCGCCGTTATCCCCAGGCTCGCAAACGCTATCCTCTATCAGCAATCCCGCGAAGAAATGCGACTTGCCTGAACCTCGCCCTCCCCATGCGCCTTTGTCACGAGCGTGGGCCAACAGCGGTTGGAAAACTCTAGCGGTTGGTATTGATAGGGTCGACAATGTCGCGCCTAACGCTGTGCACTACGTTGACTGCGCCGCCGTTTTCGCCCGTCAACTGCAACGGGAGCACCTTGCCAACAAGCGTCATAAACGCTGCGGGATTGTCCCTCGATTGCGCGAGAAGATAATCAGCGCCGCCCGCCTTATCGAGCGCGGCAAGTATCATATCCTTGATTGCCGCAGTCGATTTGTTCGGCACGCCTTTGGGCCGTCCCTTGCCAATCTGCGCCTTGAATTGTTCGGTGACGTTCGCCACCCTAACGCTTCCCTACTTTACGCATTGTTCAACCTCATGTTCCGCTGTCGTAATGACTGGGCGGTTTTGGTGTTTAGAAGCCTTCTCCGCTGCATACGGTCAAGGTCGAAGCCGATGCGCCTGCGGGCAGGATGACGCCGAAGTATGCGGCCCCTACTGGCACTGCGAAGCTTTCCGTTGCGCCGGGTGCGAGTAGGACGCCTGCCTTGGCCGTGCCGTTTGCGGGGATTGCGGCGGTTGGCGATGCGGTCGCGCTGAACTCTACCCATGCGGCGGTTGTGCTGGCGTTGTAGAAGCGCGCGTGTGTTGCGGTCGTCGGGAGGCCCGCGTTTGCGCTTGTGGTGGACGTTGCGACCGTCACCGATGTAATGGGGCGGAATACAAACATTATGTTTCTCCTACTGGAAAGCCGTTGCGATACGGGCGGTCATGCGTAGCACCCTGCGGCGTCGTTAGTTGAAGCCCGCGCGCTACCGGCCATGTCAAACCGTAGCCCCGTCACGGTCACTATCCCGCGCGCCGGTGACGGTCCGGTCAATGTATAGTCGCCACCACCAGTTGCCAGCGCGCCGCCTGAATTGTCGCTCGCCTGATAGTCGGTGAATAGCGGGTCGTTTCGCACCGTCGTTGATGTGCCGATGCTGCAACCGGGGCCGGGGTAGGTCTGCATTTCGCTGGCAAAGTTACCACTGTTGGTGCGGAACATGGTGAAGTTGCCTTGGCACCCGACGCCATGCGAGTAGGCGAACTGGCCTAGGCGCGTGCCGTCAAGCTCGAAAACGTCGCCCTTGGTGTTCAACTGCGAAACAATGCAGCCGCTATGCCGCACCAGCTTGTGGAACCGCGCTACCGGGGCCTCGTCATAGAAATAGTTGGCGCGATTGACGCTGCCGTAGCCCGTGTCGGTGTTGGCATAGACGACGGCGTGAACGATGTTGCCGAATGATGGGCTATCGTGCGCAATGCGCCAACCGGCTGTCGTGCTGGTCGTGTGATAGCACTCGATAAGGTTCTGCACCCATGCCACCGCGCCAAGGTCACCGCCCGATACCGTCCCAATCCACGCGCCGACGCCTGATGTTGAACTGGGGTTAATCCACTTGTTGTTGTAGCTGATGAACGGCTTCGTCCGGTCTTCGTAGGAAATGTCGTTGCCGCGCGTTACCACGCTGCCGACCATAATCCAGCCTTCGATACCGCTGGCGTTCAGGTCGAGCGTCACCCCGCGCACAATGCGGCGCTGGGCATTGGCCGTTTGCCCCATGCTCAAGCGCGTCGTGCTCATCGTGACGCCGAATAGGTAGAGGTGGCAGAAAGCGAGACTGCTGCTGACGTGGCTGTTTTTCAGGTCAACATTGTGGAAGCGGATTTGCTGCGAGTTGGCCGTGCTGATGCCGTCCCAGTTGAACGCGCCGGTGCGGTTGTAGGTCAGGTCGGTTATCAGCAACGAGCCTTCGGTCAACGGGCTGGCAAGGCCAGTCTGACCAAGGCGCGGGCGGAAAGAAGTGCCATGCGTCAGTATCGCCGCCGCGCGTGCGGTGCCGGGCGCGCGTTCCCAAATCATCGACGCGCATGTCTGCGGGCGCGATGCCGTCATCACAGCGCCGATGTCCACACCGTCAACGATGCGGATACGGCACCCGTCGGCAATGCTGCCGGTGACAGCGGCATTTGCGCCGACCGTCATTGCAATCATCGCGCCAGATACCGTCAGGAACGGCGTTGCGGCGGCGGTCGCGGCGGTTGTTGACCATACGCCTGTCGCATTGTCTCCAGTGCTGGAGACATAGGCCAGCGGCGGCGCGGCTTCGCGTGCAACATCCTTGTAGAAATAGCGGCGGCTAAACTCCCGCGTAACGCTGCTGTCTTCGCTTTTCAGCACAGATGCAGCGCCGCCAATCCAAGGGAATACCTCAGCTTCAAGCCAGAACATTGTCGCGCTTGCCAAAGCGGTAACGTCAAGCGTTCCGCTGAATGTCTCAAGCGGGTTAGGGTCTTCGCTGTAGCTCGAAACAGTCGTCGTGCTGACAACCTGCCATGCGGTCTGCGTCGTCCCGTCGTTCGCCCGCACTCGCACACAAGGCACCTGCGACCGCGACCGATAGTTGCGGTGAAAGGCGATGATCTCCCAAAACACTGAATTGCCGACCAGCAGACGGTCATTCATTACCCAATTCGCAATCGGGACGGGGCTGATTTCGGTGCTGCTGTTCGTCACACCCGAAGCGCTATCGGTCGAGTAGATATAATCCCCAAGCGCGACAGCGTTCGCGGGGCTGTTGCCGGTGGCGGTCGTTACGTCAATCGTCGGGGTAGGATACGGCAGGCGAACGCGCCGCAGCATCATAATATCTTCGCTGTAGGTCGTTGTCGCGCCCGCCGTGTCATAGCCCGCACGGCTGAATGTCTGCACTTCGGGGCTACCGTCAGGGTCAAACGTCGGCGGGGTGCCACTTGCCCATGTTGCCTGCCAGCCGTCTGCGGCGACTGCGGATATAAGCGCGGCACTGCCGCTACTCGACGAGCCGGTGCCGATAATCCGCAATCTGTCCCGTAAACGCTTCATGCAATGCCCTGCCAAGCCGCCGCGTTACTTTACTACCATGCGGGGCCGGTTGTTGCAACGCCTACAGCGCGCCCGCTTCCACCAGCCATTGCAGCGCAGCGACGCCAGCGCAAAGCCCCGCGAAGATCGCGAGCCAGAGCGCGGCAGACTTGGCGAGTGTCATGTTACCCATGAGGGGGAGTGTAGCGGAATGGCGGCACTCGTTCAAGCCGTAGCCGACTGCGAACGCGATGATGGTGGCGAAGGTCATCCCATGCGCCTCGATACGAACGCGCGCAATTCATCGCTGGCGTCGGCGTGTGCCGGCATGTTCGGAACGAGCGGCCCTTGCGTGTAATCGACCTTGCGCGTGTTGACGCCCTCTTTCGCGTCGGCTTCCGCAAACTTGGCGTGCATGAACTTGAGCGCGTCACCGATGGTTGCGGGATCGACGTATTCGGGCTTTGGTGCAGGCGGCGCACGGTGAATATCAGGCGCCACCATGTCGCGCATATGCTTGGCGTCATCGCGCAGCTTGTCCATCATGGGCTTGGCAATCGCGATAATCTCAGCAGCGAGCGGCATGAACTTGCACGTTCGGCCAGCTTCGCGGCAAGCCTCGCGCAGCAATGCTTCCGGCAAGTCGTCAAGGTCATCGGATAGCAGGCGAGCGCGCAAGGCCAACGTTGCCGCGTCAGTGGTGTTTGATACTGGATAGCGCGAGCTGAGCAGGCCGAGAATGTTCGCGCGCACTTGGGGGTGAGCCGGTCGCATCGCATCGGCCATTTCCGCTTGTCGCTCTGCCATCGGGCGGTATATGTCCAGCCATGCGGGCAAATTCGATGACCATTGGATTGCTAGGCTCTGTGTCGCGGTCTGGTCGGTTGGTTCGTCCATTTCGTGCCTCCAAAATCTTGGTTATCATGGGAATAGGTGCGCTGGCACATTCGGATTGTGCTGCTGATATTGCGTCGATGACCGCGCCGTCACCGTATTGCTTTCGCCACTTGCCAAGCATGGCGCGAGCATTCGCGTCTTTCGTGCCGTTGCGAACCAGATATGGCACACCGGAACTGAAAAGCATGGCCTTCAAATCGACAGGTTCGTCAGGCGACGGCGTGCCGTCCGTTGCGCTAGCAACGGTATCTTCTTTCTGTTCTGTATCTGCTTCTGTTTCTGGGGCCGTTTCACGCTTCGCACGGTGTAACGTTACACGCGGCGTTGAAGTATCTGATTTATATTGGAATTTGCTCCAATTATGGGGCGTGTAAGAGGCCCCTAATGGGTCTATTAAGCCCGCTGTTATGAGGTCATCACAGCCCCTTAACAGGTGGTCTAAGCGCCTCTTAAGCATCCTGTTAAGCTGCGTTGCTGGCGGGATTGTGCCGTCGTTTTCGGACGCCACGCCGAGCAATTCGACCCATAGCCGAAACTGCCAATCGTTCAGACTGGCAACCTTTGGATTGCGCATGGCGTCTGAATAGAAGCGAAACCACCGGCTCACCCTGCCACCTTACGCGCTTCGATATTGGCATGGATACGCGCTAGGATGACGTGCAAAGGCTCGCGCGGTTTTGCTTGCGCGGGCGGGCGGTTTTGGGGTAAACGTCTTGTCAAGGCGAACTCCTCTTCGCTGATTATCAAGGGCCGTTCCGTGTGACGCGGGGCGGCCCTTATCTTTTGCACTATGCGCCCGTTACAATTTGGTTGCAAGATACGCTAGCGACCGTTCATGCTTTTTGCGTCGCGCGGTCGCATCAAGGCGCATTACACGCCGCGCCGCCTTCGCTGCCTCCATAGACCAGTCATGCGTCTCGCTCGCGCAATACCGACCGACAGCCCCTGATATCGCGTTCGCCATTGCTTCAAGCAGCCGCCGATCGGCAACGCCTGTATCTTCCGTGCTATACATTTTAGCCTCCTATCGTGATGTTGACGCAACCGCCCTTAACCGGATCCCCGCGTTCCAATGCCAGCGTAAAGCGATTGTCGTTCACGCCGTAAGCATCGGCAATGCCGTCGAGATACGCCTTGCACGCGCTCAACATGCCGTCCACGTCGCGGCGGCGCTTGTCGGGCGGGTGGAACACGATCCGCACCGCGATAGGCCCCTCGGGTAGCTCGACCATCCCCATATGCGCCAGCCAATACGCTTGAGTTCGTGCGGCTTTGGTGGCGCGGGATTTGACGGCCCAGTGTGACCTGGCGTTCGGGTGCAGCGACTTGTCCGGCCACGGTAGCGATACGGTCGTCATCGCTCCATACTCTCCCGCAACGCCGCACAATGCGCCATGACCGCCGCCAGCCGCTTAGCCTTGCGTGTCACCCAGCCTGCACAATGCGAGGGTGACTTAGCGGCGATGCGAACGAGCGGGGCACCGTGGACGCGCTCTG